CCACTGGCACCCTGTGCACCCTGTGGACCAGGCTCACCCTGTGTACCACTAAAGCCTGAATAACCACTGGCACCCTGTGCACCTTGTGGACCACTAAATCCTGAATAACCACTGGCACCCTGTGCACCTTGTGGACCTTGTGGACCACGCGGACCCGCCACTCCAGCAACAACAACAGCTTTTACAATCTCTACAGGATTAGACATATACCAGTCCTATACAGCATAATAACCAATCCATTCATCCTTTATTACATTTGCTCTCATATCAACAATATCAGGATGCCCATACAAAATACCACGCACCCTATCTACATGTATACACTGTACCCCCGTATCAATAACTACATCAAAACCCGCTACCCTCGCCTTTTCACAAAAGTATGCATCAGAAGTAACCGACAACCTCCCACTCACCTCTACTTCCTTAAACCAAGGAAATTCAATTTTGTCAAATACACTCATTCTTATCAATGTACAACCCATAGGCAGCACTAACACGTTATGCATAACATCACCAATACAAAAGTTTTCAATCTTAGAAGGCATCCCATTCTCATCGTAACACATACCCGCCGACTCTAATGGCAAATACTTCCGATAATAAAAACCCCCAGCCACATCAGCCTTATGCGACAACAACTGAACCAATGCGTTACACGGTATAATAACATCGTCTTCTACAAAAAAGATATAATCATACCCTTCGGCTAATCCCGTCTTTACGGCATAATTCTGAGCATCAGGCACCAACAAAGAAACCTGCTTTTCAGCTACTACTTTTAATACGGACAAAGTACCTCCTTCATATACTAATAATCCCGCCTACCCTCACATCACCGGGCAACAATAAATCATCATGGTCTAACTCCAATAAAATATCACCCGTACATATACCACATACTTCCCGCTTCAACAATCCAATGTCATTAGTAAATCTTGAATAAGTAAATTCCTTTACACGCGTATCCCTATACGAAAACCCCTTGGGCAATGCACCATTATTATACAAGATAACCCATTCATAAAACGGCTGATTTACAATTGACTCATAAACCTCCTCCAAAAACTTCGAGTCATGCGACGGAGTAAAAATCGATACACGCAACATACTACTCCCCCACCATTATTACCCAATGATATAAGCATACTAACCACAAAATCACTCAGAATCCAAATCTTCCTTAACTCTCTGAGACTTATTACGATAAGCATGGTACAAATACAACGGACATGTCTCTATACCACAATCCTGCACCCCATCCACATAAAACCCCATACAATCGTAGCACTTTGCACGAATGGCCTGCCGAGGCGTCAACTTCTTCTTTTCCAAAAAATCCTTATACTCCTTACTACCTTTCGCCCTTTTCATAATACCCTCCTAAAAGTAATAAGGGGAGACAAATGCCTCCCCTCCAATCCCTAATCCTATTGACGTAGCTGAGGAACTATAATCTCCGTGTCCTCAAGCAACCGAGACACCTTTATCCCCAAACCCCTTACTTCTTTGAATTCCACGTCTATCACCTCACCATACCTACTAACAGCATACGTGCCATCGTTCCAAACATCATACTTCCTCGTACCATCAAGTACCGCAAGCCTTAACCAACTGGACGGCTGCTTAGACAAGGCCTTCACCACATCCTCTGGCTTCTCTATCTTGATGTCAACCACAGGCTGATACTTATTCCATATCGACAACATATTCTCTATATACTTAGTACTACCAAAATCCTTGTCAAGCTGCTTTTCACAATAATCAAGCACTGAATAAACCCTCATCATCGATATAGCATCTGCGGGACGGTTCAACTTATTCCAAATCCTACTCAAAAGCGCCTGCGACCCAAACGTCATCGACTGACTAACGTTTATATACCTATTCAACGCTGCCTCACTAAAAGCCTGCGACCACCACATATCATCTTCATTAACAATGGCACCATTCATGCAAATCAACCGGAGCAGAGACTCCTCTCGAAAAATCGTCGGCCATCTATAAAAAGATATCCCCACTTGAGAACGCGTACTATACACATCACCCGGACAAAGCTCCCCCAACGGATGCGTCACCTGCAACAAAAACAGGGACATTGTCCCCTTCGGCTTGACCTCGTACTCGCTACATACTCGATTTATCTTTTCAAGAACCGGAGATAGCAACGCAACAGTCTCATCTGCGCTCTTCTTCTCTGTCGTCTTCGCTTTCGACGGAAGACTTACAAAAGATACAAGGTCGTTACCCCTCATGATAGCAGGAAAACTAAAGTCCGACCAAGTCCTATCACTAAATTTATCCGCTATCTTTTCCACATCCTTTACCCCAAGGAAATCCCCTAGGGAACTCTTCTGACTGCGACTTAGCTTAGACAAGTCAATCTGACTACCCTTAAGTACCTCTGCGTAATACATATCCTTCACCTCCTAAATGTTATTGAAAGTAACTACCTCCAATAACATTATACTCAGCATCATTCATTTCGCGAAAATTTTATCGTGTTACTTCAGGCAAGACAAACAAACGACCACGCAACAATTCCAGAACATACCCAGTCGGGTCTTGGGCCTCTATATCATACACGTACTTGCTCAAAGCATCATTAGCAGAATTACCACAAGGTATCTTTGCAGTATCATCAGCTTTCACCATCACAAAGACCTTACCACCCGGCCCATCCTCCACACTACACTCCCACGTTGCAACCACTGCATCAGACTTATACGTACGCCTAATCTGCCCACGCACCACCCACCCCGAAATGTCCAAAGGCGCACCCGTATCCTGCGTCAAAGACAATTGCAAAACCCAAGTTTTCCCCTGTACACCTGTCAGATTTACCGAACCATCAGGCTGACGAACGGCTCTCAAATTCATACTATCTATGCTTCCTCATAAAACTTACGTCAAAAACGGTATCAGACAAACCCGTATTCTTAAATACAACATAACAAACAAGAATATCCACCGGCGGACCAAACACTTTACCGGCAGTCGGCGGCAACAACTCCATACCTATTTTATCACTAACAGGACACAAAAACTGAACAGCTTCATTACTATACGACTTACTCTCTACCGTGAGACCTCCAAAGCAGATATCAATCGTACCTGTGAATACACCACGCGATACCACCGAAACCGATAAATCAAAATACTCCATATGCTGATGACCATCATATACATATATACCTTCATTAGATGGGGGTATTATTACTCTCTTCGTATAAATATCAACAGACATACTAACCCCTCCCCTCTATATACTGCACATCCTCACTCGTAACTAAGTAATAATCATCGTTATCCTGTAATAACAACGACATACTATCATCACTATACAATACAGCCTGCTTCAACTTACCACAAATCTTCCTATCACCTCGAACAGCAGTTACATAAAAATCACCAGGAACCTCAAGCTCCCAACCAGCAATCTTTACAGTCTCCTTCTTCCGAGCAAACTTATCAACCAACCACTTGACCACCTCACGCGCCTTCTGCACACCACACTTCTCAACAACCTCGTCCCTCAGGTTCTTCAGCTTCTCAGCTAACGTACTACCAGCAACTTTGTCCAAGTCTATGTCCAAGTACGAAGTACCCTTCTTCGGGGAAACATCCAACGGAGCAACAGGAAATCGATTCAATGCTGGATAATACGGACAAAATCCACCAATACACCAAGCCTTCAAATCATCAAAGTCCTGACATAAATTCATAAATATGCGTACATCCTTACCAACAACAGGACAAACAGCAATATATATTTCATCATGAACTACATTATGCACGGTCGTTTCATCCGAAACAATACCACCAGGCTGAACATCATCAGGCAACCCCTCTCTCTCCTCCCCCAAGTAATCACTGGCCGTCTTAAATCCATTCAACGACTCAAGCAAGTCCTTACGAATACCTTCAAGGTACTCCTCTACAAGACTGTCAAGAGAACTCGCCCCTTTAGATTCAAAGTACCTCTTCTGAATTTCATCAGACATATCCTTTAGGAACTTAGCACGATGCATAACTACCTCCTATCCTTCTTTAAATCCTTATACTCCGCCACCAACTTTTCCCCATAATCCTTCCAATAACTTATCCAATACTTCTTCGCGGCATCGTCCACAGCAATCTTTTCAATGGCATCTTTTACGGCAATAGCAGATACCTTGGTCAAAACATCTGAAGCAACACAAGTCCAACCATAATTTCTACCATACCATTCAGCAAGACGAATACAATCTTTCACCGCAATACGCTTTTTCTTAAACAAATTCTTAACATCCTCCACCAAAAGCTTGCCATAATCACCAAAATACTGTATCCAATACTCCTTAGCACGGTCATCAACTCCTACTTTCTGCATCATCATTGCAACCAAGGACTTTGCAGACCGGTCTAACTTATTACGAGAACAAAGCTCCTGTAACACATGCAACACGTCTACCTGAGCATCTTTGAGAAAATTCACAAGCGCTACACGAACTGAATTACGTACAATATCACGTTTTTTCTTGTCACGTATTTCAGCATTCCAATCCATCACTCGCCTCGTCCTCGACGAACTGGAACTTAAGAGATTTCTACTCACCTTATCCACAATAGCAGAATCAGTCAACAAGCCTTGTGTTATTTCAGCAAGCTTTTCCTCTTCCTCCATCTTCGATATCAAATCTCTTACACTGTATTTCATACTCTCTCCTCCAATACTTCATTTACAAAATGCATAAATCCATCAGTACGAGTCAACTCCATCCAGACCTCCATCCGGTCCAAAGGATTTTCAACATCCTCTAACAAATCCGAAACATCGTCTGGAAATGGCTGTACCTCATCATCTACAATCAATAACCAATTACCATAAACCGGCTCTCTGCGAATCTGAACCACTTTACCATCAATATCCAGCTCAAACAATTCCTCATCCACAAACGCACGCTTACTACGGATTTTAAACGGCTTTTTCTTCACCTCATAATCCCATCTCCCTCTCCAACTATTCGCGTACTTAACCATTTCACCTGCCGCCCGAAAAATCATCCAATCACCATTCTCCGCACGACTTAAAGACCAAACCACAGCATCATCATCCTCGTACAGGCCAATACCTATCTTACGCTTCTTAGCAACTAACTTATCCTTACTTTTTGATACAAATGCTTCTTTAACCATTAAACCCTCCAACATCATTCAATAATGATGACAGGCTCACTATCCTAATAGTGATATAAGCCAAAACCCAAAAAATCAAAAAACTTTCTATAAGCATCTTTCACCTTACCACAGCACGTAATTTCAACTTGCTTTCCAACCCGTCAACTTCCTTGTTCTTTCGTAACAACCACTTCTTGTCCCAAAGACCTATCCCATCAGGAATTTTACCTGTATTACGATACCTGTGCAGCAAACTATAACGATACCACAATCGTGGCTCCACCAAGGGCAAGTCAACCAAGGCCTCTGAAACCTTCTGCTCACTCAAAAACAAACGAGACAAATACTTACTACCCTCCCCCAAAACTATCAAACGCATAACCTCAACATCAGAATAATCATTATCCATAACGAATAGGCCATCCAAAACAGACAACAATCGCTTAATCCACAAAAACACCCCTCCAGGGGCAAATGGCAAGGAACGCAACTTAAACACCCTCAACAAGACAACCAAATTACCTAACGACTCATCAGCCCAAACCGGACTGAATCGCTGTTCCACCAACTCTTTAGAACGATAAACAAAATTCTTTATCAAAAAATCCGTGTCTAAACCAAAATCAACAGAACTACTTGGCTCTACATAACCCAGAGACTCCATATCGTCTACGTTCACAGTCTTCTCTTCACCATACCACAATTTACAATAACCCCTTACATACTCTTTTACATAGCTAAAAGTCAAGTGCAAATCGTCTGGATTAGTCTGCATCTTTTTAGATACCGACAAAAATAATTGTACAGAACAATCCCAGACAAAATCATCCAACTGCGAGCTGTTTACCCACCCCCTAAAATACATTAACACCACTTTCTTCACAACATCAATCAATGAACTAAATAACCGTTGCTCCACCTCCTGTCTGTCCTTACCATTCGAGCTAACCAAAGACTTAATACAATCATTTACCTGACTCAACACCATAGCATCATCCCCCTTTCTAAAACAATAAAACGGGCACCAAACAGTCGATGCCCGTTCTCTCATCTGAGAATGAATAAACCCCATCCTCTCAATCCAACATGTCCTTAATTAACTTTACCGACAAAGGCTTCTTAAAAATTTCCTCCCAAAAACCTTTTTCCAATTCCAAAATAAGCTTCCTGCCTTCATCTGTCATTACTACCTTACCAAGTCCTTTTATCATCACTCCATCTTCCTGCAATTTACAACCCTGCCACAAAAGCAACAACATTACAACTATATACTTCTTACCCCTCCTAACACCAACCCTTAACCAGTTCAAAATATCATCCAACGAAAGGTCCGCGTTCGATTTCATAGGCTCTTTCTCCAAATCACTATATTACCAAACAAAATCCTAAACAACCTCGTCAAAAGGTACGATAGCATTATCGGAAACCACAACCCCGCAAACACTACACTACACAACAAATCAGCCAGCGTTACCGCCTCCCTCTGGGAAAAAAGCAAAATCCCGTCAATCATCAGAAACAGCAACGCTATCAACAAATACACCTCGTACAATGACATAGCTGCACCTCAAACGGTTTGACAAATCAAATACGCAACAATTATACCCGCCACAAACCCCAAAAACGCCCCCACCAGATAATTAATCAACCTTTCCATAATACTTACCCTCCTACCAAATAAGTTATTGCCGCATAATATATACTGCAGCACCGCCATAATTCATTCAATCGTACTTTTATCCACTAAAGACTAAAGACTTATATAAGTCACTATACTTTTTCCTAAACTTGTCCACCTGAATCTTTCGTACCAACGAAGCATCCTCAGGCAAAGACATAAAACAAATCCCAAAATACGCCAACCAAAAAGCATCTACCAAGTCCTCCGCAAAAAACTCAAGACCAAACTTCTTATACAAAGCCAAAACCAACTGACTCTTCTTGGCCACACCACTCCCTACAACAAACTTCTTTAAGGAAGACGGAGAAACAAACAACACAGGAACCATCCTCATGGCACAAACTAACCTAACCACCCCCAGCAACTCCTCTAACACCTGAGCATGACCCCGCAATGCAACCGGCTTCTCCACCACTACAAATACATCGTCTTTATACCGAGCAATATCGTTCATTAACAGGTGCAGGGCATTATAGATTTCCACCAAAAAATTACCTAAATCATCAGTCTGACTTAATAAAAAATTACGCTCAACTGCTACCGTATCAGCCCCTAAAACCACTACACCAAACTGCTTCAAACCAAGGTCAATTCCTATCACCCTCATTCGCTGTACTCCACCCAGGCATTATCAGACTCATATACGGTAACAGAACTTATGCAATTCACCTGCTGCTTCAACGAGTCATAAATATACTTAGCAATGACCTCCGCCGTCGGATTCGGGTCAAATACAACCAATGCCTCGTTACGACCAGCAAACAACACACTCTCATTACTGGAAATCAATAGCGAATGGTCCAACTTATCTAATACATCATTAAGAACCTTACGCATCCACCTAAAATCAAGAGCTAATCCCAAATCATCTATAACATCAGAGGCAAATACAGCAACCACTCTCCAAGTATGACCATGCAAATTCTTACACTGACCTGGATAACCGCTCAAACAATGCGCCGCATCAAACTTGCTCGAAACAGACAATCTCCACATATCAACGCCCTCCATTATCGTATTCCATAAAATACATGCAAGCGAGATGACAAATTCCATCTACGCTCCAAAACAAAATCAGTAAACAACTTCGACTTTTCAATCAAACTCGTGGAGTCAATACCCTGAGGCATTATCCAAACACGATAAGGATAAAAATCACCCACCAAATCCTTAACCATAAGCAAATCATCAGGCGTATCAACTACAAACTTAAATACAAAATCCAATTCATCTTTCTTCATAACCCACTTACTAACCACAGAATAAGCTAAATCTAAATCAAAAAGCTTCGGACTCACTATATATCGAACATAACCGGAGCCCTCATCAAACCACCCCTCCAGTCCATTCGTCTCCACCTCTACCCGCATACCCCTCAACAACGCCTCTTGAGCAATCGCATAAGCATTAGCTCTATTCGGACCCCATAAAGGCTCCCCACCAGTAATCACCGTCAACTTCAACCCAGCAGGAAACTCTACAGGAACCACATTCTCACCTTTCCAAGCAAGCTTGGTATCACAAAACCAGCACCGTAACTGACAACCCGCAAACCGACAAAAAAATGCAGGTATCCCCATACTGGGTCCCTCACCCTGAAAAGAAACAAACTGCTCATACACTTTCACTGTACTTAGACTCCTTCGAAAGTTCTTTTACCCGAGCATCAAACTCTTCTTTCGAAATGCTCCGTTCCCCATAATAGGCTTCCACCAACTGCAACAACTTCTGCATCTGCTGCAACCTTGACATGACTTCGGCAATATCCTTTTCAACCACTTTACTAGAGTTCTTCTTTTGCTTCTTAGCTATTATTTTCTCCCACTGGTAAACTATAATAAACCAGATTACCATCAAAACCACTCCTCCACAAAAACCAGAAGCATAAATACTCATAAACGACTTATACACACTTTTCTCCCATACAAGGTTTACAGCATTGTCCCACTCTAACGCTTCATGAAATCCCACAAGCGCAAGCGCAAACATCAAAAGCACAAACATAGCCAAAAATACACGCCCCATCTCAATCACCTCCCTTCATTTCAATATACTACTTATATACTTATTTCGTCCTTCAGTACCTGATACAACACTAACACCTTATCAACAACATACCTTCCTCTAACACTATCTAAGTCATAACCCTTATACCTGAACAATGCACGGCGCAAATCACCTGACTCCTGCTGCAGTTTTTCCTTCAAAACCTTAATACCTAAAACAACATTCACATCAGAATAAGGAACCCGCCACTTCACCTGCAATAATCCATGATAACCTTTACTGCTCACAACATAAGGATTAAACGAACTCTCAGAATAAATAAGAGCTAAAACCAACCGCGGGTCCATCCCCTCCATCAACGAAACCTTCACTACCATGTTCACCAACTGCTCGTCTACTTGAAATCTTTGCACAATTCTATTCGACAAATTCCTCATCCAAACATCAGACTTATTCACGTCGAACGGTACTACTAAACTGGTGCAAAGAAACATACCATACATCACTCCACCCACGACTAATGTACATATACCTTCTTTTAACATTGTCTGCACCCCTCATTTTACTATTACCACCCTCTCCTTTACCTCAAAAACCCTGTTATCATACAAAAATCCACCTACCTTCGTTAGCTCACCTATCCTCCAATTCCATAAACGATAACTGAGCAGCACACCACCTACCATACCTACCAACATACAAATAGTCATCACAAACAACAGCTGCTTCCTCATCCAATTAACAATTATCTCCATAACCCCCTCCTAACCCATCATTTGACCAAATTACTTACTCCATTCTTCTTCTCTACCACCCACACACTGTCCCAATTCACCATATTCTTTACATCATCATGATGCGTTACCACAATAACACATTTGTTCAACGATAACTCCTTCAATAACTCCACAAGTCTGGAACGCATTTCTGCATCGAACGGAGCAAAAACCTCATCTAATATCAAAACATTGCTACCAATACCACGTAAAGTCAACCACTGACTAATCCCTAAACAAAGTACAAAGCTTATCAATCCCCGCTCGCTACCACTATACCACTCAAGCTTCTTCAACTCCTTCCAGCGGTCCTTAGCCAATACAAACAATTTGTCCTTCTTCAATTCAACACGAACATCCCAACCCAACCATTGACTATACTGAGATAATACACCATTAAACCCTTTAAGCAATCTCTCCATCACCAAAGTACCAATACCCTGCGGACCAAACCCATCATACCAAAAATCAACTATCTCCTTCTTACGAGCATATTCAACTATACGCGAATCAAGTTCCTCACTACGAGAATCAAACTTATCGTACAACGCCAACAAACTCCGCAACTCAGCTCTCCTGGCTATCGCATGCTTCCAAGCCTCTACATCACCTATCCTATTCCGCATACTCCATGCGGATATCAGAGAAGACTTCCTATCGAAAGTATCAAGTATCCTAACACGCTCCTTTAACTCCTTAATCACAGACTCATACGAAGACAACTCAGAGTCAATTTTCACCAACTGCTGCTGAATCCCTTCCTTCAACTTCTGCCCATCAATCGAACTACCACACACCCAACATCTATTACCAGATATCAACTTCAACCGCTCAGTAAGCTCACGATGCTGTACTCTTAAATCCTCCACCTTCTTAGTCAATAACTGATAGTAGTCAAAAAGTACCTTCGCCTTCCGATACCGTTTACACATATCAAGTACATTAGAACGAAGCTTAATATACTCCTGCTCACTACAAGGGGCTTCAGTAAAATTCATCAAATAGTCTTCAAAAGAGCGAAGCTCAGCCTCCGCCTCCTCCCTCGTCATTACAAGCCCCTTCTTCCACTCCTCTATCTGCTTAACCCGAACAGTCAAGTCAACTAAAACATCCTCCACCTTCTTACGTTCCTTCTTCACAATCTCACGGGCAAGAGCAAGGTCAGATAAACCTAACCAATTACCAAAAACCTCCTTCCTCTCCGTGTCCCCCATCTCCATCAATCTATTAACACGACCTTGCTCCAAAAACGAACTAAGCATAAACTCATCGTAAGTCATACCTACAACATGCCCAATCAGCGCAGGCATCTGAGTCCATAACTTTTCTATAACCTCAGTCGTACCCTTCCTCAAAAACCATCGATTCTCTGTACCACGCTGATAAACCACCTCGTACTCGTCACCAAATACCTTAAATCCAACTACAATCTTACCCATATCAAACTTGCCTACGACATTCAACAAGCTATCCTTCAACTCTCCACGAGAATTCTTTTCAAAAAGCGCAGTCGTAATCGACTCCAAAAGAGCAGTCTTGCCCGACATGTTACTAACTCCAGCACCCTCATCCAAATTGCGCCCTTCCAACAATACAAGACCAGGCTTAAACTCTACATGCGCTTTACCATAACTGAAGACATTATCTATATCCAAGGAACATAACTCCAACATGTCTATCGCATAACCTCCTTCACCACACCCTTCGCAAAATCAAAATAATCCTGTTCACCACCTTTACCCTTTACCTCCAAATACTCCCTAATAACCTCATCCCAATTCAGTTTCTCCACAACAACTGCACTACCTCTCGACAAAGCAATCTCGTCTTTCCATACTACCTCTACGTGCAGCGCACCTAACTCCAACATCCTTTCATACAACTCCGGCTTAGTAGTCCTAACAACACAATTAGTCAAGTCATTAACATTCGATAAGTCATCTAAGACAATAAACCTTACTCGACCTGGAAAGTCAATCCACTGCATCTGACCTGTAACAATATCCAACACAAGACCACCACAAGGCTCTAAATCCTGAAAAGACTGCTGAAAAGGCACTCCAATATACTGAACATTCAAATACTCAATCCGGGCATGAATATGTCCACTAAAAATCCTCTCGTAAAAAGCAATCTCAGATTTAGACAACCCCGTCGCCCACTTCGACAATCCTTCAACCTCGTGGTGCATAAACAACCATGATGCCTTACACCGCGGCTTAGAATTATACGACAAAAACTCAATCAGCCTACCTCCTATCTCTACCTCAAAAGAGTCAGCAACAACAACAAGACCTAACTTACGCACCACATCATCATTCAATATTCCATAATTACAACAATTACTACTCTTATAGTAAAAATCATGATTACCACAAATCGCAATCACAGGAACCTGCTTAACCAAAGACAAAAGACCCGCATCACTTCTATCCCTAACCACCCCCTCCGGGTCCCTGCTCTTAAACCTATCACCAAGGAAAAATACCATACTACACCGATACTCCTCAACCACGTCTATCACCCATTGCCACACTCTGGCACCTTGCTCCTCTACCTGCTTAAATCGGCTCGTTCCTTCGTGTACATCACCAAATACAAAAACCCTCATAACCCCTCCTCAGTAAAGTCTCCAAAGTCGCGTAAGCATTCCCGAAACCGCAAACAAGAACAACCCCTCAACCAAGAAAAATACATCCTGGCATATAATACCTTGCACACCTAACAAAAGACCTAATACAAGAAACAACAAAGACAACAACTGATAAACGAATTTCATAACTTACTCCGAAAACAAAATTTCTAACCTTAACCCCTCTCGAATCAAGTACTCCATAAGCGCTTTTTCGTTCCGGGCTGGATAAACTATCCGTAACTTGTTCATATCAACATCATCATATACTGTATCAAGCAAATTCACCACTCGCTCGTTCACCGCCATCCTCTCAGACCACTCAGGCTTTACCGCACCCGTACGCAAAAGCTTTAACGCCGTTCTACGCCCAATACCAGGAGCAACAGGCGGAATATTATCCACCTTGTCACCCGACAAAACCTTTACCATCATCCACTCTCTACCTGAAACACAACCCGTATGCTCCATCAAATCCACCCACCCAGCTCTATTGTAAATCTTTACACGACTGCCCAAATCCAATAACTGCCACAAATCAGAATCATCCGAAACAATTACTACCTCATCATCACTACTACTCTGTAACACCAGCTTAGTAAACTGCGCAATCAAGTCATCCGCCTCCAAGTCCTCATGATAAAATGTCGCAGCACCAAGGAAAGACAATACGTAATCCCTTAAGTCATTCATACCTTTGAATAAGTCATCCACGTCCTCTACATAAGACTTAGCCCTATTAGCTTTATACTCAGCCAAAATCATTCTACGACGAGCCTTAGCTTTGCTCCCATCAAAAAAGTGATATGTCTGTCCCCAAGACATGTTTATCCGGCCCATGAGTAAGCTAAAATTCTTAAGGTAACCATATACACCACCATTCTTCATAACACTCTTGAAAACCGACCAATTCCGCATGTAAAAACCATTACCATCTACAAAAACCCTTACCATCATCCACCTTACATGGCAACCTTAGATTTCAACTCCTCCCTGCGCAAAGAAACATAACTAACCAACAAATCCTTGCGCTGCTCCATCCCTTTAACCAAAGCCTCCAAAACACCCTCCTGCTCACGCGCCGACAAAAACTCTTCATACTTAGCCTGATACTCCGGATTCGTCAAAATCTCATTTTCCACCATCGCCTCCGTAAGCTTTATACCGTCTTGGGCAGCCTGAGCACGAATGCTCTTGCTTAATTCAGCACGCAATACATCAAGCCGAAACTTGAGCTTTAGCCTCTTAGAAGAAGCTCGTGTCAACAATACCGAATACCATACGTAATTCGAGGAATGCGTCACCAAGGCATCATCAATCGCGTCCTGCGTAATGTTCACTAACTGTGATATCTCCGTCAATATCCTATCATCTAATAACTCATTATCCATTCTCCTTACCTCCTTATACCAAAACCAAACCCTTCTTCATTAAAACCTCTAACATCTGCTTCGCCCTACGTTCCTCGTACCTACCTGCCAAAATAGCCTCAGCATAAATATGAGCATTCCCAGTCTTAAACGGGTCAACATGAAACCACTCCTTATCTGCAGAAACACCGTTCGCTTCGAGAGCTACCGCAAGTCTAAAACAAGCTTTACAAACACCACAACGACCCGGCATCGGACTGAAACAACTCACTGTCTTCTTCAAGAATTCTATATTCCTATTCGAATTCAAATACCACGCAACCAAGTCAATCTTGGTCTCATCCTTCCAAACATAATCAACTACCACAGGCTTACGCCAATGCTTAGACAAAAGCTCGGACACCTCATTGAAAAATTTTTCGCTCCTGTCCTCTAAATCCCTTTCACCCCGCTGACAAGGAATATATATCTTATCCCCAAAGTAACTGGCAATAATAGCAAAAGTCAAATTTCTACCCGGTATCCAAGCATCAGCATCACCATATTCCGAGGCCCACATCCAACTAACATCCACAATACCCAAGTCCATATTCGTAATTTCCTTCAACTCACGCACAGCCTGCAATTCCTTGTAACTATAGCGACTATGCCCCGTAAAATGAATACAACGAGGCATACCTAATTTATACCAAGCTACAAAACTATCCACCCCACCACTAAAACAAAGCACCTCAGACATATCACCCTCCTATTCCTTTATTCTTTAAAGACAAACTGTGCAACACCTCTTCCCTCAACTCCAAACTGTCCCTAAACTTACCTGTTACAAAAATTGTCCTTACCACAGCCTCCTGCTGAATTCCACGAGCAAACATACAACTATGCAATCCACGAACCTGAATAAAACAACCCGCTGTATCAACGTACCGCTCAAAAACCTCAAGCACCCTCCGAGTAAAATCTTCCTGCAACAACAATAACCTACCCATCTGCTTCAAAAACCGAGGGACCTTACTCAACCCTACGACAAAATCCTTCGGGAGATAGGCAAAATCTATATCATACAAGACCGGCAATAAATGATGAGGACACATAGATACAACACTAATCGGACTTACCAAAATCACTCCTTCATAACACGATGGGAAACGCTTACCTAAAATTTTACTTACAGCATTCGAAACCTCCTCCTCCGAAGCCATAAGCTCCCTCCAGGCACGCACCACTCTATCCGGCGTCTCATGGAAGTTCTCATCATCTAAACTATAGTTCAACTTAATCAACCAATCTGCAACCGCATCTTTCAACATGCTCAATCCTCCTCAAATAATAACGGTATCACTTTCCTGTTCTGTCTCCAAACACCGTACTCTCTATCCTTTAACTCATTTATACTCTTTTCAACATTCATATCGAAATACCAATTCAATATCGCACGAATATTCCTGTCCTTCAACAATTCAACCGCAACATCAACATTGTCCCATGATATTCCTTCTATACAAGCACTGTCAAGCCAAGCCTTCACAACATCCCACCCCACCATCTCCACATACTCGTAAAGAGTCATAACTATCTTACTACTCGTAGGCTTTGTTGGCAACTCAACTACTACTGGAGAACTCAAAAAGTCAAAAGTACCATCACTCGCCAACCTCGGAAACCGAACCCGACAATTTGCAGCCGCAAACACCCAGGAAATTGCATCACAACTGTACGCAGGATATCTCTTAAGAGTCTTAAGGTCAAATCTACCAAACAAATGAATCTTCAATCCACTGTCTATCAAATCTTTACCTAAATACAGAAAAACCTCGTCATACCACTTCAACGAATCATCACTCGTCCCCTTCGGCCCCGAAATTCCTATGTAATCATACCCCTTGTCCACGTACTTCTTCAACCATACCAAGTCCTCACCACGGTGAAAAACAGCAACAGGCCTCAACCCAAACGAAGTGATATACTCAGTTATCTCCCAACTCTTTTCAGCATTTCCAATTACATCTAATGTTACATATACATCTACCATGTCCTTGTTCTTCAACAACCACTGAACATATTCATCTAAATAACTACGAAATTCTTTACTATCCACCCAACTCCAATCCATAACAAAAATTGAAGACAAATTCTTAACATGCTTGGTATACCACGAATACGCACCACTATCAAGCATAAGAGGCATCTCAGGCAAAATCTGACGAGCATTCTCCACCTGCTTGGAAATATACGAAACTAAACACGCAGTCTGGTCCTGCCGTAACTTTAACCAATTCAGCAAACCCTTGTAACCCCCACCAAATCCGAAGAAAAATCTCATACTAAACCTCTCTATGCGCAAAATAATCCGCGCCAAACGACGTTTGTACCATACGGTGACTCATTACATGAGTCACCCAATAACAACCTGAACAACATCCCTCCTGCGTCAACTTAAATACATTACGCTTAAATCGCTCAAGCCTGTACGGCGTAACATCCCATACATACAACCAGTCGTCTTTGTTCAATCTACTCCGAGGCTGAAAATCATCACAAGGCCATACCGTACCATCACAATCAACCGTAACCCAACTCAAAAAGTTTTCATAACCAAATCCCGCACAATTCCATCGATATTTAGCTATCAAATCCGGCTGAATAATCATATCTCTAAAAATGTCTTCCGTCGGATGCAATTTGTATCCCTGCCTCTTCAACTCAAGACAAACAGTGCCCACATCCCTAATCTGCTCCTCAGTAAGCCGCAAACCAGGAACACTACGACACTTACTCCATTCCTGCCGTCTATCCTCATGATAAAAGTCAACATGTATCCAATACTTCTCACCATACATGCGAACCAACTGCTCAACAAACATGTAATTCCTCGCCGTCAAAGTCATTATCAACTCAATATCACGCATCTCCGACATCTCCGAAAACCTCTGAGCCACCCGTATACCCGCATTCGCCTTCTCCATCACTGAATAATCATCAGAAACCACATCCACCGAAACAGTAATACTACGTAGCCCTGCATCCCATAACCGCTTCACCTGTTCCTCAGTCAAATCCTCAGAAGTAATCACAGTCGTGAGTATACCTTCATGAGACATCGCAGCAATAAAAGTCAATAAATCATCAAACCGAAGTACCGGCTCGGCACCATAAATTGCCAAAAACCTACAATCAGCAACATCCCGCAGGTTTCTCATTCCTTTAATCATCAAATCTACAGGAGCTTCAGGCAACTCCCTCTTCATTCCACAATAATTACAAGAACGATTACAACGCCTTGTAAATAATACCTCTGCCTTTATCAGCTTCATCCTAACCTCACCAAATACCCTTGTACTCTATTATCCATACTTCTAACATAAAGTACACGCTCCTTTACCTCCATGGCAGCAATCGTTACCTTCACCAACAACTCAACAAGTTCACTCATCCATACCGAAAACTTAAAATCACCTGTAGCATTCACCGGCAAAGTATCCTCTATGTCCAAACCTACATCCGCACCTCCTCTAATAGTCAAATTGCCTCCAACACACTCAAAGTCAAAAATAAGCTTACGAGCCCAACCAATCCACTCACATATCCGCGACAGTCTTTCCAAAAGACCCGCACTTACCTCTATCCGTACACCCTCTCCTCCAGCCGAAATTTCCTTCACCATCCGCAACTTCTCTTCGTTCCTTTGCAACAACATTACATCAGCAATTAACCCATCCCCAGCCACCACCCTCAACACACGCGGAGTAACCAAAACCTCCTGAACATCCCTGTCCCTAAACAAAGCAATCAACTTGTGCACAGCACTCTCAAAAATCGATATTTCCACATCATAATCAACCTGCATGTTAATTAACCTATAGCGGTCCAGAGCAATCAAACAGCCGTCTGAAAAGTGAACTCCACGGAAAAAAGGCTCCACCTCCTTCATTCCAGCAAACTCCACCACAGCAGACAACGCCTGTATAACACTTGAATCAAAAACCCTAACACTCTGTACAGAATCTGACTCACTCATCAACATACCAACCGGCGTTACATTACCATCAGTAAACGTAAGTATATTCCTACCATTCTCCTGCAAAACAAGCTTACCACTGTGACGAACTATTCGATACTCTGAACCGCTATCTAAATTACCGAACACCTGAATAAAATGCGGTACACTAATCGAAGCATCACCACGCTCCAACAAACCTGGGACAGGAACCTGTACAGACACAAACCCACTCTTAACCGTCAAAACACCTGCCTGCGATACATGAACACACCTCATCTCCGCAAGATGCGCTAACGATACATCCCAGATACTCCCCACCATCTTAGCTATGCCACACAACTCCGAACCCTTCATCAATAACCTCCAGTCCTGACTATTTCTTAATCAAAAGACATTTATCACCTTCATACAAGAACTCGTACTTACCACTCTTAGCCCTGTCACGACCACGAGCAATAATCTGAGAACGCCGCTTCATCGAATTCCTATTCGGAAACTTCTTGTCCAACTCGGCAATAATTTCCTGAACCGTCGCACCTCTAAGCATCAGCTCATCAATAACAGAAGACAACGTCTCCTTAACCCCGGCATCCTGCGACTCCTCCACTACCTTAACCTCAGTAACAACTTGCTTTACATCCTCGTTCATACTATTTACCTCCGCATGTTTTTTAGCTACCTTCTTACAAAGAACAAACATTTCAGGAGAAGTCTGACTGCACTCAGTACAATCAGAATCCCCTTCCACAAAACTACCAAACGCCTTTTTCCTACATTTCCATACCGCCATTTTCTCCTTCACCTCCTTACACTTCCTATGATACATACTATATACTATTTCACAAATTTTACATTCCTTAGCATGCACGTCCCACTCAACCCCAAAACCAGGACATACATCAAACTCAGGCACTAAAGACTTCTTCATTTACAATCCCCCCAACTCTTTCCTTTCTGTATATCCACCGCTAACGGCGGAACTGGACCCGACAACGGCAACCTAATCGAAGCCACTTCTTCCTGTACTAAAGTGCATATATCATCCACCTCGTCCTTCGGTGAATCAATCAAAATAGCATCATGAATAAAATTCACCATCAATGCACGTAATCCTCGCTCCTTCATCTTACACAAGATATTATACGCTACTAAAAGAGCAATATCCGAAGCAGCACTCTGTACAGGAGTATTTATAGCACGACGCAGCATTCCTCCAGCATCATCCGCCTCTAAATACCTAACACGACCCCACATCGTACGCGTTAATCCATAACTAGACGCAAAAGCCGTCACCTCATCTATCCAACTGCGTAACCTTGGAAAAAATCTAAAATACTCATGTATCTTCTGCGAGGCCTCCTCTTCACTTATCCCCAACTCCTCAGATATACTCTTAACACCTCGACCATACAAGATTCCAAAATTAAATCCCTTCGCCAACCGACGAAGCTCCGTCCACCTTTCAGTACCAAAATCCTCCTCCGACAACCCATAAATATTCTTCGCTACCGCGTTGTGCAAATCTTCACCTCGAACAAAAACATTCACCATTTCAGAGTCGCCACTATACGCCGCCGCTACCCTCAACTCATGCTGAGAAAAATCCACCTTAATAATCAACCCATCCTCAAACCGTGATACAAAAGCTCTTTCAATAATACCTCCCATACGAGTCGGAATATTCTGCAAATTCGGATTACTCGAAGACACCCGACCAGTAGCAGAACCATTCAAATTGTAATCAGCATGAACACAACCGTCAGACTTCACATGCTCCGTCAACAACGATACAACATACGTACCATACAACTTACTCGCTTCCCGATACTTCAATATCAAATCTATCACAGGTATACGCGAGGCGTAATTCTCTAATGCCGACTTAGAAGTGCTCTCTATCTCCGTCAAACCCATACTGTTCAATACTTTCTTCACCTGCAAAGGCGAATCTATATTGAACTCCATGCCCACCTTACTATATATCGCCTGCTGAAGCTCCTTCATCCGATTACCTAACTCAGGCTCCAATCGTACCAAATAGTCCTTGTCCACCTTCATCCCATTCCACTTCATCTCCAACAAAACATACAAGGCTTTACGCATTACATTAACCCAAGCATCGTACAACGAAAACTCCCGCGCACCAAAAATCGAACTCCATGGAACCTGATTACTAACTAACCAATCGTCGTATATTTTACCCCATAACTCCATGGTAACTACAGCATCAGTAGCATTATAGGCATACAACTGCTGCTCATCTACCGATGACATATCCGCTAACTGCTCCTTCGTAACACCATACTGACCCCACTCGGTATAATCTAACGCCAACCGCTTCAACGAAGTGAAATTCCTCCGCCCACCATTCAAAAGATACCACATCAACATTACATCATCAACTTCCCTAATACCCCAGTTCAAAAACCGCTGACCAACAATAACATCAAACATCGCATTGTAAAAAACCGGTTCACCATTCCAATACAACCAAACCAATAACTTGTACAACAACTCCCTATCCACTGTACAATCCGATGACGAAAAAGGAAAAACCCAACAACCATCATCAAAAGCCACAGCACAAGACAATACCCTAAAATCCAACCCAAACACATCCAATGAACTTGTCTCAAAATCCAAAGCAAATCTCTTACCAGGTACCAATACATTAACAAAGTCCCTTAAATCATCATTCGTCATCAAACAACGATACTCAGGTACCTTGTACAACTGACCACCAGAAGCATACTCCACCGCAGTCTTCAAATCCTTAACCAAAAAGGTAAAAGCCTCATCCCCTGTAGCTGGATTCTTCAACATCAACCCACGATATGCAGGATGCCAAGTACCCATCACAGGACCCCACTTCGTCTGCTTAACAAAACCCCTATTCTCCTCCACCTCACCTAAACCAAACCACCCCATCGCCGTACCACCCAACGCAACAATAATCTTACGCCCCGTCAATTTATTCAATTCATTTTCCAAGTGAGCTTTACAACACTTAATCTCTCTATCACTCGGGACACGATTTCCAGGCGGTCTACACTTTACAACATTCGTAATATATACACTGTCTAATACCCCTAACTGCTGCAAAATTAAGCGTAAGCGGCGACCGCTTACACCAACAAACGGTCGCCGCTGTAACTCTTCCTCCGCCCCAGGAGCTTCACCAACCAACACTATCGGAGCATCCAAAGGACCTTCACCCGGAACACGACAATCATCTCCAAGAGGACAATCACCACACCCAAATACAGGAGTCTCTTTACTCTTCTGCTTTACAGTCTTCTTACCCTTACCCGTACTTTTACTCTTGCCAAGCTCCTGCGATACCCCAAATAAGTCAACTAACTTCATTTCTGCGACTCCAGCAACTTTTTAACCTGCGCTAAAATAGCATCATCCTCGGACTGCGACTTCGTCAAGGACTCAGTCTTCTGACGCATCGTACCTGCCAGCACAGAACTAATCTTCCCAACCAAAGCCTCCTCCGAAACGGCCTCCGACGAGGACGATACAGGAGAACGACCACTAAACTCCTCGTAATATCGCCTAATCAGCTCTTCATCATCCTTCGTATCACCACGGAAATGATTCTCCAACTCCTCGTACGACAACATCCGCGAATCAATTATCGACTCAAACTTTGGTATATCAGACATCGAAACAGGAACAGCAGAAACATTAGGCTTCGTACGTACATCGTACATGACCTTCAAAGTTCCCGAACTCGGAATTATCTTCTCTATCACCACGTTTCTACCCGTGTCCAACCGCGTGATATCACCCCAATCCGGGTCAAGCATTATCCGCAACAACCCCGTCCTGACCGTCTTCGGTGCAAGATAAGGCACTATTCTTTTCTCGTCCAATAAGTATACGTTCATCAAATACCTCGAGACAGGAAACAAACGACGCGCAACCTCTACCTTAATCGGATTATCCGAATCCTTTATACAATCAACATACTCGCACACAGGACAAGGCTTCGAAAAAGTTATCCGCGGACAAAACGCCACCCTCACCCCCAACAAACGATAATGTACCCCCACCTTACGATAAAACAACTGCGAACCCTCCGGCGGGGGCAGTATCCTTATAACATTTACCCCATCCTTGGCTTTCCAAAACTGGTCTTGCGATTTCTCTGACTGCGCCGCCTCCTCTAATTCTCTTTTCAAAAGTTCCAAATCCATGACTTATTCTCCTTTCTTATTCTTAAATTTGCATGTAACAACTGTTCAGGTAGCCTATAACATATCGAATTCTCAATTGCTTCTTGGTAATTTTTACACTCTCCAGGGTCTTTCTTTCCACTAAGGAAATACAAGTTTACATGATTTTCACCTGCATCCAAAAACCTCTTCGCTACCCCAATCCCATACTTCCATGCATCACTGTCTAACATTACCGCAATAACATCACCTCCTAACCTTTGCTTTAATTGCCTTGCAAGCAAAACCTGTTCGCTGCTTATAGCATTACCAAATATACAAACACCACCCATTCTATACGCATCCTTCCAACCCTCACAAACAAATAACTGACCATCAATCAAACGCGCGTGCAAAATACCCCACAAAGTACGTGACTTGGAACCACAAAAGTAATACCGGGGCTCCACCACAGACAAATATGCCCTACCAAACCAAGACAACAATTCCCCTTCAAAAGAAAAACAAGGAAAAATCAACATTCCCGAAAAAGATGGGGAAATACCTACACCATAATCAATCAACGAATCCATCTCCACATTCGATTCCCTGGCAAAACGCGCTACCAACAAATACACACCATCCTCACTCGAATACCTTTCCAATAAACAAAAATCACGCGGCAACATCACAGGCGATTCAACACCTTTAACATTGCTACATTCATTATACTCGAGCAATTCATTTATTTCCGAGTCACTTAACATCGTATACCGCTTCAAAAACTCCTGAGGACGCGGACGATATCCACACCGAAAACAATTACTAACACCCAAATCAACATTAAAACTGAAATGCTGCTTCGTATCGCCACAAGCAGGACAATTAAATACCAGCTCTGCACCGCCTTTCTTCGGAAAGGCACCCCAATTAGACTGGAGATAGCGAGCAAACCGCTCAAGCCTCCGCATACCGCATCAATGCCTCCACCAACAATTTTCTTTCTTCATCAGTCAAATATACCAACGAAATAATATGTTCCCTAAAACCTAAATCACCATATACCTCCTCCAATACACTCTCCAACGACCAACGATATTCACCAACAGGAAACTTATGATTCGCATCAGAAGCAAATATAAATACATGACGATTGTCCATCCCCCATACCCAAACCGTTTCAATACCTAAGCGCAATAGCATAGAAACCAACTGCGACTTAAAATCAGAATAGAGGTCATGAGTATGCTTCCCCTGCATTCGCAACAACATCATATTCTCCATAAAATCCGCAACAAAGTCCGTATTCATGACGACAATTCCCTAAACCAATGACGCGCACGTGCAACAGCACAAGAGATAGTTACACCACGCGGCCCAAACTTATTCTTCAATACCACAAAACGTATCAACCCCTTTTCCTCCTCCTCCGGACTCTGCGCAAGAGCCAACACATAATGAGCCACCTGTACTTTACGAAAACTACGCCCTATATGCTGGAGCGTAAGATTCCGCGCAGACAACGAAGCACGAGTCGCTTGCGAAGCCGTCACCACATATAAACCCTCCGTCTCCGCAATATGCATCAACTCCTCAAACACGACACCTTGGTCAACAAACTCGTCCCCCGTACGACGAACCGGAGCTACCAAATCCCCATAGTCCACTACCAAAACATCCAATCCACCTAAAAGTTCCTTGTAACGCTGAACACAACTACGTATGTACTCAATGTCTATACCAAAATTATACTCAACCCAAATACCTCCACCAAACCGGTCCAAAAACTGCTTCTTCGCTATTACATAGTCAACATACACCTTTGAACCAAAAAACAAGCTGTCAAATCTCTCCTGCACAATTTTATCTGTATCCTCAAGCGATAAGTACAATACACGAAATCCCTGTACCCGTGCAACAGCCGATAAATAGACCAAAAACATAGTTTTACCTACAGACGTAGCACCTAATACAACCGACAACGTACCTCTACGTATACCTCCATTCAATATCCTGTCAATCGAGGGCAAAAACAAAGACAACATCTCATCTTCTTCATCATCAATTCTGGAAATAATTCGCTCTACAATGGCCTTATTCTCCAATATCTCCGAAACATTACCGTCCGACAAAACTCCCTGGCGTAACTGAACCAATACCTGCTGCAAATAATCCAACAACCGCGCTTTATCTATCTTCTTGTCATCAACCGACGAGCATAACCTATCACCTAACTCCAAAACCTTCACTCGAACAAAATACTCCTCTAACAAATGCGCAAGTATTTTCTCATCTACATCCTTTATCTCTAAATCAACAATTTCCTGTAATCTCTTAACTATACTTTCTTTTGCTGGAGAATTCTTAACCTCCTCCTGAACTAATAATACAAAAGCCTCCTCCGATGGAATATCACCATACTCCTTAACAATCCGAGACAAAATTCTCCAAAGTTCCCTATCAGCCGGGTTCTGAAAATGATTAGGCAAAACATAAGACACTAACCCACGAAATCTGGGTTTTTTAAGTATAAGCTTAAAAAGCAAAACTGAATTCATAAATCATTTCCTATTTCTATATCCGTACCTCTTTGATAGACTATAACTCCCCGCTTCGTTATACGTATACCCTTACCTTGTTCCAAACACTGCTTAATAAACATCCTTTCCTTCTTCCTTAAATGAGAAACATAAGCGTACAACTTCCAATCCTTGTCAAATACGAATATCTTATACACGTACTTTACCTCCTGAATACTATCCGGAATAACTACCTACCATAATACTACACTCCGTACCATTCATTTCGTGGAAATTTTACCATGTTACTTCAGGTCCGTTCTTTATAAAAATTGAATCATCCGAACGGGACAACTGCCAGCGAGACCCGCCCTTGAATTCCAAACGAAAATCCTCAGGATTTACCACCCACTCCGAAACTAAATTACCTGCCTCAGCAATAAATACATGTACCCTTTCATCAATTACTACACTAATACGCATGGTCGAATCCTCCTGTCAACACGTACTATAGAAGTCTTCATCCAAACCGGGACATCCTTCGGCAAAGGAAATAACTTACTCAGTATCATCTGAATAAGCTTCGTCATCATACCTACCTCCTACTCTCTCCAAAAACTTCTAATACCATACACATTTCACGCAACCTGTCCTTGACCCGTACATCCACGTCCCACCGGTCCACCGGCAAATTACTGGACCAGCACAATACCTTGTTCAAATCATAACATCTATATACTATAGCCTTCACCAACTCCTTTTCCTTTTCACCTTGACCTGAATACCATACATCGTCAATAAACACAATCCCCACTGTACCTAAAATCTCCGAAACAATCTGCTTAGTCTTACCTTCATCAAGGTCTAACAAATCGTAAAAAGATAACCATACTGGAGCTTGCTTCTGCGTCTCATATACATACTTCCACATACGTTGCTTATACAAAGCTACCAAAAGATGCGTTTTACCCACCCCTGTCCACCCAATTAACCCTAACCCACGTTCCCATTGATTAAGCGATACTAACTCTCGTACGGCAACCTCAAGCAGTTCATTACCTGTCCAATCAAAATCCTCCAACGTCTTATCTGCTAATCTATGCCAAGCTATTTCACCAATCAAATACTTATTCATTGTACTAATACAGGCCTCCCATTCTCCACCCATCTCTTCACAATTTCTTCAACAGCATACTTCTTATTCAACATTTCATCACTCATCCCATTTTCTTTGTCCTGTTTCCATTGCTTCATCATCGTTATCAAATATCCTGTTTTTCCATTCATTGCAGCTAATACTTTTTCAATTCCTATTTTCCTCAATTCTTCCCATTTTCTTTTTAACACTTCTACTTCTTCTAACGAATAATCTTCTTTTATCACTTTCGCCTCTACTGAGGCGCAGTCCTTCCATATCAAAACTCTATTTCTGGCTTTATTCTCATCCGACAACCCACCAAAAGACAACGGAGACTTAATACGCTCCCAACATTCATGCTGAGCCATAATACACTGATACATAGTCATACCAAATTCACGCGCCACTTTATCAGTCGTAAAAGCAGCAGAAATCACCTTCTTATCAGTTACATCAACATTAGGACAAAAACCCCAACGAGACTTTACATAGGCTTCAAATTCCCTAACAAACTGGTCCACAACCAAATCTTGATTCTCTATATCAAACTGATACAAGTAATCCACTACGTAAGAGGCTACCTTCTTCAAGACAAAACCTTTCTTCTTTTTGATAAAAACCCAATACAACAAACCCTTAATAAATCTGTACCGCAATTCATCCTTCTCTAAAATAGAATCAGCTACAGCAACTATCTCCCTGGCAACAATCGCTGCTCCTATCTCGTCCTTCACACAAATACGCCCCTGCATTTTACAAATATCATAATATACATCCAGTATCTCATTCACCAACCGCGGAATACGTCTCATACAGCCTCCATAGCACCATTCACGTAAATACCTTCTATCCTAAACCCTTCCTTCTTATACAACCTCATCCGCTTCAGAGAATGCTCCTTCAAGTACTTTGCCTTAATTACTAAATCGTAAACATTTACTACACTCTTTGAGTCAGAAGGACGCACTCCCCTCCCAATACGCTGGAGAATTTTTACAACTGATTTATTACTACACAAAAACAATATACCAGAAACAGAAGCTATATCAACACCCTCATCCAAGACAGACGTAGCTATCAAAATATCTATCTCCCTCTTCTTCATCCGCTCAACAATATCCATCCGAACTTCCTTATCAATCTTACCTGATGTCATTTCAACTACCAAAGAACTGTCAACATCCTCCAAAAAAGACTTCAAAGCCTGCCCCTGCGCAACCCTGTCCACAAAAACCACTAACCCTGGCTCTCGACCATGACAATTCTTAAATGTATCATATACAGCTTCCTTTACCTGTACACTACCGTACACATACTGTACAATATCATGCCAAGTCGCCAAATTCGATGTATCAATGTCGTCAATATACACCAATCGTACACTCGGCAAAGCTGCATACCCCAAATCTACCAATTCCTTTATCCCCAACCCCTGTACCACATCACCCGTCAACCCCACCAACCAAGTGTCCTCCACTGCACTACCTCGCAAAGGCGTACCCGACAACCCTATCCGCATAACTGCATTACATATCTGCGATACACGTATCCAGGTCAATGCTCCCGTATGATGACATTCATCAACAATCAACCCGTACACACCATTGCGCAACCACGACATAACAGCATGACGTCTATTCCAAACAGACTTAACCATACCAACAGTGACTCGCTTAATATCAATCTGAGACGCACTTATGCAACCAACCTCCTCGTTCAAACGCCTCTGAAGCCGCTTTATAGTCTGGTCCAATAACTCAAGTCTATGCACAAGTACCAAGAAACTCTTATCCGGCAAAGCTTTACAAATACCAGCGATTACCTCAGTCTTCCCACCTCCAGTAGCAAGCCTAACAGTACAACGACCTCTCCTTAATACCTCCTGTATCAAAGGCAACTGTACTTTATCAAATCGCTCCTTGTCAATACCCTCAAGCGAAAGCTCCGCAACTTCTACAGGCTGGTACTCAATCAAATTAGACTTAACAAAATCGTAACCCTGCTGAGCTAAAATATCCTCAACTCTGCTTAACAAACCAGTCAAAAACCGACAATTATATACATCGTAAAAATGTATCTTACCATCCCAATACCCTTGACGATACTTCTGACTATAAAAATATCCCTCCTTCCAAACAGCTAACTTATCGTACAACAACTTATGAACACTCCTATTAGACGTTACAACCTTTGTCCATACATTCCCCACCGTCAAACTAATATCACTCATTATCCAACTCCCTACGAAACATTCTACTATACTCCATCGAAGCAGATAACAATTTCACCAAGACCTCACCCTCTCTGGACAACAAGTATCTATCAGAATACTTCAACGACTCTACCAAAGCTATCAGCTTTATCAACTCATACTTACTCTTTTCCTTCTTCATCTTCGAAATAATTAAACTACTCAATCCCGCTACAATATCATCCGCAGGCATTACCTTCATCATCTCAATAATGACATTCTTAAGACCTAATAAGTCGTCACCACCAGTAATTTTACCATACAGGTCAATTATCTTCTGGTCAAACTCTGACTCTAAACTAATATCACCTCCTCGAACAAGTATCTCCAACCCCATCAACAACTTACGAGGCGTACCGTCCGCCTTCTGCAACAATGCAGGCAATCCCTCCGAAATCGACTCCAACTGTATCTGCTCATTCCTTACCACCTTATACAACAAAGCAATCAAGTCTTGCTCAGTTACTCTGCTCAAGCTAAACTGACTGCACCGCTGCCTAACAGTTTCTAAAAGCAAGGAAGCATTAGTCGTGCACAAAATTATAGAAACCAAAGGCGGAGGCTCCTCTAATACCTTCAACAACAAATTCTGAGCAGGTACAGTCAACTGATGACATTCATCTAAAACCAGTACTTTGCATCGCAAAGACAAAGGCTTTACATACAACCACTCCACCATCGACCTTACAGCATCAATTCCACGGGAATCACCTACATTCTCTTCACGATAATCCATACCACCACCCTGAATCGAAACACAAGCCATACAAGTACCACAAGGACTATGCACTATATCCTCAACACAATTCATATGCTGAGCAAGAATCCGTGCAATCGTAGTCTTACCCACCCCACTCGGACCTTGCAATAATACCGCCCTCCAGTCTCTCGATGCACGCAAAGCCTTAACCACACCCTGCTGACCCACTACCTCTGACCAAGTCTTCGGACGATACTTCGTTACAAAGTCCATTTACATCCCCCCAAACATCTCTGATAAAACCTTATCCAAATACTCTTTCTTCTCAATAAGAACTTCCTCAAACTCGCTGTCTCGCCACTTCTTATTATCACCAACCAAAGTATTCCACCCCCTATCATTTATCACATATCCCAGTCTCTTCAGCAACCCCAACATACCCGTCCAGACATCAATCGGAGTATCAAACAAGTAATCCAAATCAACCCAACGAAATGGCACACATATCTTACTCTTCGTACACTCTATTCGCAATACCTGACCTATCACCTGCTTTGCATCGTTAGTGATTTTCTCCCTCTTATTAAACCTTAACATCAACGAGGCATGAAACTCCATCGCCCTTCCACCTGGCGTAAACGTCTTGTCACCAAACATCACTCCAATCTTTTCTCGCACTTGATTCGTTATCACAAACAAACTATTCATTTTTTCAACACGGTTCGTCAATATACGCAATCCCTGACCAATCTTATTCGGCTTAGTCATATCACGAACATCCATCCCTTCTTGCAACTCATGCTCCGTTGGAGTAGCCGCTATACTATCCCAACCAATGGCAACCGGCAAAGAACTCGACTGTATCACTGTATCTATCACTTGAAATGCCTGCTCAACGCTATCAGGCTTAGCTACTATCAACTTATTCACATCTACCCCAACACTCTGTACAAAATCAGGTGAATAACTCCCCTCTGTCTCCAACAACAACGCTATCATACCTAACTTCTGAGCCTTTGACAAAACCTTGTACACAAACCACGACTTACCTGAACTAAAATCACCATAAACAGATATCAATCTACCACAAGGAAGTCCTTTTCCACCCATCACCCAATCTAATGCCATTACACCAGTACTAACCCAGTCCTTAACACCAAAAGAGTCCTCCGTACCCACTGCAACACTGTCTAACTTTACCTTCGACTTTATTGCTTTAACCAAATCATTTATCAATTTTTCATCTGACATAGCTATCTCTCCCCATATAGCATTCTTACCACTTCCTGTATCACTACTTTATTATACCAGCAAGACCCCATAAACATCCTCCCCTCCGCCCAACACATCACCCCACAAGGTATTAAATACTCACAAGCATAGCACTCCGGCAGAATTCTAAAGTCTATTCTCCGCCCAAACGGCTTACAACAATTTATCAATCCCCACGGAGTTATCGACAACCTGTTATCACAAACTCCACTCCCAACATCAAAACGCGCAAACTGATAAACATACTTACGTACGTAAAATACCTGTTCCCAGTCACCCTCCTCAATAAGACTCCTTATCGTATACCTAATATACTCCTCTAATTCTTTATCATGATTGAACTCGTCTCTTTCCACCCAAGCAACATTGTTCTCTAAATAAGGCAAATCCAACTCTTCCCGCAGGGAACGCCACCACTCTAACCATCGATAGTTTTCTTCGTAAATCGTAGTACGTAACGAAAAACGTATACCTCGTTCAACCAATAAAGGAAGCGATAACAAAACATCGTCATTCCTCGGACCTTTCAAAGCCATTGATGAAGGAACATCTACAGAAACAGTAATCCCTATCCTTTCCCTATTTCGCAAAACCCAGGTCCACATCGGGTCACTAAGCTTATTCAACCAATGCCCATTTGTCACTACATTCAAATAAGCATGACTAAACACAGTCGATAAAAGATACAAGCTATCTACATCATCAGACGGTTCACCACCAAGAACTATAAGTTCACGTACATCAGCAATAAGACCTCCCAAGCCCTTCAAGGCGTCTATACAATCTTCCAACACCTCCTTCGTCAAACACTCTCCAGTAAACCCCTTCTGATTCCGATACATGTAGCAATACTTACAGGTACCATGTAAACATGCGGTCGTATTTATCACAAAAAACTTGGACAAATCCGGCGGCAAAGCCCGGCTCTTCTTTATTTGCTGTATCTGTGCGGCTCGTCTACCATTCAAGAGTTCCATATACTCATCATCAGACAAGTTCCAAGGGACCAAAGCATTAAACATCGGCAGGTAATCTAATTTTCCTTTTACAGGAATACGCTCCATCTCAAACTCCTTTCATTGCACCATTCGCCCTCCAATCAACGTATTCCCCAGGTAAAACAAGCACCTTGTCTTCTAAATTATTATACTAGTAACCACCGTATATTCTACATCATTATACTCGGGAGTCAACCACAAGTCAAAACTATGTTTCCATCATCAGGCTGCTTTAGCAACTTACTCTTGACGAAAGCAAGGGCAAATCCGTGAACAATGCTTAACTGACGTAACCAACACCACTCACTATTTTCGGCAGGACGATTCCACAAACATAATCCACCACAAGAAACCAACCACTCACAACCTAAACACTCAGTAAAAATAAAAAGACCCGCGCTGAGCTTCTGCGCAATTTCACCAGAAGACAAAATCTTCGTAGCTTCCTCTGGACAAACACATTGCTCACCATCCCAACGAATAGTCTTACCACCCCTACCACTAAAACCACAAAGCCCCATACTCATCCATACCAATCCAGCATCATCACTGGACTGGGCATTCAACTGACTTAAATAAAATTTATACACACTTGAAATCGGATTCGGAACCACAAAAGACACGCCTTCCAGGATAGAATTAACGTAACGTAATATAAAGCTCGAAACCTGAGACTTTTGTTCGGGCAGTAACCAAAACCCCGACCTCCCAGCCCCATGCACTACCCCCATACCCCAATAGGGCTGCTCTCCCACTCTACCACAAATGTCCTGAAG